CTCAACATAGCCTGAACATTTAACATCTTTACCTTCCTCATCTTTAACATTGTTATTACACTTATAGCGTAAATTAACAATTTCTTCAACGGATCTAGCTCTAAGGTTGATAAACAACCACTCTAAATCAAATGTTGGTAAAGAATCAACATCAATATCATCAATAATACAGTTTTTTAAAACTTGTCTTATTACTTGAACTGTTTCTTTTGCATCATCTGATTCGGATGCCATAAGAAATAGTTTTTGTTCCTTCACTAGAAATGGTCGAAATCGAATAGGTTTTCCTGTCGATATCAAATCCACTTCATAGGTAGGCACATCTAACTTGGGTAACATAATATCCTCGCTTTAATAATTAAAATGCACTGCCAAATGGCAATAATCTTGAGCCAGCTGCACCAAATAGTGAAGCGGCTGCCTGACCTAAATCATAACCACCATCGTATGTTACTCTATATCTTTGATAAGCAAATTGTATAGTTAAACGATGGAAATTATCCTCTGACCAGTTAAGTGTTTGTGGTGCAATTCCAATCGGAAAAGCATCTAACAACTCAACGGCAAAAATCTTTTTAATAAATTCATCATACTGAATAATTTTAACATTACACATATAACGAGATTTTTCACCTTTTGGATATCTCAAGTTATTTGTGTCTGATGGATGAATTGCTTCTAACCAACGGTCAAATAGTTTTCTTTCATAGAAATCGTTGGTACATAAAAATGTTAAGTTCATATCTGCGTATTGTGATTGATATGGAACTTTAAATGTTGGACCATAAATCTTAGCATCAGCTGTTTGTAATGTTCGACCTGGTAACTCTGCTGATTCACATTGAAGTGATAGATATCTCGTTAAAGATGAATTACCTGATTTTGAGAACTCATCTTGTCCACCACTTCCACCTATTGCAGAGTTAATAGCATCTGATACATCATTAAACACTGAATTAGGAAAGTTGAGTATTTTTTCAATGATTGAGTTACCTACAAAATCACTGACATATGGTGGAATAGGTAAGATGACCTCAAATCGTGATGGTTTAGCTAAACCACTTTTTCCTCTTACATTTGATAAAAATAAATTAGGTGAAAATGACATTAGAATTTTGTCCTTGATTGATTATGTACCTGACTTGTAGTGGCACCCACAAAACTCTCCATTGGTAATAAAGCGGCTATATCCCATTCGTCAGCTGTAATTTCTAAAAACCTTGATTGTATATGACTAAACAAATATCTTTTGACACATGGTTTTGCTTCAAATGCTTTTGATGCAGATTTTAAGTAATCATAGCTTAATCTTAATTTAGTAGATTCATCATATCTACTATTATTTGCTGTGTCACTTAATTTGTCTAGTAAGTTAATTCTGCTTTTAGGGTGAATATAATGTAAATTCAGACCTAAAAATCCATCTTTGTATTCTTCTATTGGTATTACCAACGGAAAACGGTCATAATACTTTAATCTTTCTTTAGTTTTTGGGTCATAAAAGTAAAAATACATTTTACCAATAACTGTGTTATCTTTTAATCTTTCTCTATCACGCATCAATGCTTGTCTGGATGGTGCTAAATCGTCTAGTTTAGAACGCAACCAACTACGAGCTGCATCGGTTCGTGGTGTTAGACCATCTTTGGCTAAAGATTCTTTTATTCTATCAAGTAAGTATGACATTCATCTATTTATATCAAATGCCTAACTCTTTTTCAGTAATGAGCATGAATTCCCAACCATGTTCTTTGCAGAATAGATCGGCCGCTCTCCACTTCTCCTGATTGATAGCGTAAGTGACAGTTTCTTTGAGGAATGTCTGTGTTCGTCTTTTTTGTGTAGGTAACTTTGTTTGTTTCTCTGGTTTGACTTCTAACATCAAAGTTTTGACTGAACCGTCTTTTTGTTTCATATGTGCGATAAAATCTGGAAAATATCTGTGCTTTTTATTATCCGTAGGCGAGACATATGGTATGGACATTTCTTCACTTGCCCACCAAATACAGTTTTTGTTTTCATCTAAAAACTTCATTACTCGGCGTTCCCAATTTGAACGATAAATAATGTTAAAAGGGTCACCCTTATATTTACTTGGGTTTTTAGGTGTATATTTTCCAGAATAAGGCATAAATACTACTTATGCTATCAATCATAACACTCGGATAATAATATGTCATTATTTGGCTTCGGCGACATCACTTTCAACAAAGACAACACAAAAGGATTTGGTCCACTTTCAGCACTAGAAGGTACCAAGTTTGAACAAAACACATTCAGATATCCTATTGATGTTGGTAATTATGATAAAGGACATTATATGGTCTTTTATATTCGTGAGCAATCTAAAACACGATTTAAAGGTGCTGTTGCTAATGAACAAGATATTCCTGTAAAAGCAAAAGGTGGTTCTATCACTAATACTGGTGCTAATTTTGGTGGTGAATTATTAGGTAAAGTTAATGGTGGTTTAAGTCAAATAAATTCAGCAACAGGTGGATCATTATCAAAACTTAAGAATTTAGCAAGTAATTCAATCGGTGGCGCTGTTGATAAAGCAAAAAGTGGCATTGGAAATATATTTGGCCAAACTAAGTTTTTTAAAGGCAATTCTGAATCATCTCAAGCTATTATTGACACATCAATCAAAAAGATTTCTAAAAAGGGTTTAGTTAATCAATTACAGTCAACAATATTGACAACAGATGCTGTGGCATTGTATATGCCCGATACTTTGTTGTTTACACATTCACAAGAGTATTCTGGTTTAACTCCTGGTAAAGAAACATTTGGCCAGTTAGCTGCTGGTGCAGGACAGGCAATGCTTAGTGAAGGTGGTTTTATGGATAAACTTAAAGGTTTTACTGGTGCTGCTCAACAAGCTGCCACAAAAGCAATAGCTAATGCTACTGGTGGTGGCGCAACAGCTCAACTAGGCGCTTTTGCTGTTACAGGCGGTGTTGTAAACCCAATGTTGGAATTGTTATACTCATCTCCAGCATTTAGAACATTTCAATTTGATTTTGTATTTTATCCTAGAGATGAAAAAGAAGCAATGGAAGTTCAAAAGATTATTGAAAGATTTAGATTTCATCAAGCGCCAGAAATACAAAAAGAAAATGGATTAGAAACTGGTCTCTTGATTCCACCTTCAGAATTTGATATTAAGTTTTATTATGGTGGTGGTCAAAACCCAAACATTCCTCCAATTGGTACTTGTGTTTTAACAACAATTGATATTAACTATGCGCCAAATGGATTCTCAGCATATGAAGTTCCTGGTGAATTAGAAGCATCTCGTGGTCGAACAGGTATGCCAACTGCTATTAACTTAACATTACAATTTCAAGAAACAACCTATCTCACTAAAGAAGATTTTAGAGATGATAGAGAAGATGGTTTCAAAAGATACTAATAAAATATGGCTAAATTTTTTAATTACTATCCTAAAACTTTCTACACCAGTAATACACAAACAGCTGGTGCTGAAACCGTTACAAACATTATTGCTCGATTTGGATTTGAAAAAGAATTAAAAGAAAACCAGTCAGCATATTACAAATATGTTGTTAAAGACAGTGATACTCCTGAGATTATCGCTGATAAATTTTATGATAATCCAGAAAGACATTGGATTGTATTATTATTTAATGACATCATCGACCCACAATATGATTGGCCATTACAATATCAACCATTTATTGACTTTGTAGATGAAAAATATTCAGCTAATGGTGCAGCTAATACCACAGTTCAAACTGGTTTAGAATGGGCTAAAGATGTAAATAATGTTAAGGAATATTACAAAGTCGTAACAAGAACATCTTCAGACGGCACACAAATCATAGAAAAGTTAGAAGTTGATGCAAACACTTATGCTAATGTGGGAACATCTCAATCATCATATGCTTTAGCTGATGGATCAACAATCACAGAATCAATCACAACATCTACTAAAACTTGGTTTGAATATGAAAATGAAGTAAATGAAGCAAAACGAGAAATCAAATTACTTAAAAAAGAATTTGTTCCTGAATTAGAAAAAGAATTTAAACGAGTTATTAAATAATGGATTTAAGTGTTAAAGAATCGAATCAGTTTAAAATAAAAGAACTGACACTGGTAACCAAAGCTGGACCAATAGATATTACCTCAATTTTTGTTGAAATTAACATATTTGATTCTTTATTGTTGCCTGTAATTAATGGAAGTGTTTCAATTATTGATTCTTTAGGTCTTTCAAGTAAACTCATTTTTGATGGATCAGAAGCAATTCTAATTAACATTGCTAAAGATGATGAATCTGATATTGCTGAATTCAAAAGATCATTTAGAATTTATAAACAATCAGGCAGACAGAATGAAAATCAAACCACAGAATCATACACACTTCATTTCTGCTCAGATGAATTACTGTTCTCAGACCAACAACGAATAAATCAAAGTTACACTGGCAAATATTCTGATATTGTTGAAAAGATAATGATAAATTATCTCAAAGTAAGAGAAAACAATTTAGGTGGTTTATATGAAAACTCTATTGGTTTAAGAAAAGTTGTAATACCAAATCTAAGACCATTAGAAGCAATTGAATGGTGTACCAAAAGAGCAGTTGATATAAGAAACTCACCAAACTTTATGTTTTGGCAAAACTTAGTTGGTTTTAATTTTGCATCATTATCAACACTTCTGACACAAGAAGATATATTAGAAATTAGTTTTGGTGTTAAAAACAAAAAAGATGGAACTCCATTTAGTGAAATGGGTGGTGCAAAAAGTTTAGATGTGATTACTCAAAACGATTCATTAGAAAAAACAAGAAGCGGTGTTAATGCTGGTAAGTTTATGGGTTTTGATCCTATTACTCGATCATATGCTACAAGAAATATTAGTTATGCTGATCATTACACATCAATGGAACATGGTAATGAAGCACCAAACTTCTCATCAATACAAAATAGAGACAAAGCATACAACGATAGAATGTTTGATTCTAAAAAAACATTAAGTATATTTGGTGCAGCTAGAAAGTTTAGTAATTATGTAAAAAATAATGAACCAAACATGATTACAAATAACCAAGATTATGAAAATGTGGTGTTTCAAAGAACAGCAATACTTAAAAATTTAATGGGTAAAAAGTTAAAGCTGGTGATGCCAGGTAACTTTCAATTAACATCTGGTTTTAATGTATCAGTTAGCACACCATCATTTGGTGTTGATAATGATGAAGAAGATCCAACATTAAGTGGTAAATACTTAATTACTGCTACAAGACATATTATTAGTTTTGATAAACACGAAACTATTTTAGAAGTAGCATCAACATCTAACAAACAAGAATTTATATTTGAAAGTAATCCTATTCAAAACGAAGCAGTTTTAGATTATTGATATGACAAACGAAGATAAAAAAGATTTTACAGGTAAAAACGGATTCATTTGGTGGGTTGGCACAGTAGAAGATCGAAAAGACCCACTCAAATTAGGTCGTTGTCGAGTAAGATGTATTGGTTGGCACGCTGATGATAAGATGCGTTTACCAACAAACGACTTGCCTTGGGCAATGCCATCTTTACCAACAAACAATCCAAATCCATATGCACCAAAAGAAGGTGATATGGTCTTTGGTTTTTTTGTTGATGGTGAAAACGCACAAGAACCTGTTATCTTAGGTGTTTTACCTGGTATTCCATTACAAGCTGCTAATCGCCAAGAAGCATTTAATGATCCAAGAACAGAAGATGAATTAAACGCATCTCCTAGAAAACCTGAAGATGTTGTATTAGAAGATTATCCATTTGTAAATAATCATCCAAGAAAATTAGATGAACCAACAACATCTCGTTTAGCAAGAAACGATACAGATTATATCAGTAATATCAATACAACAAAGGCACAAAATAAAGCAACAAGAGTTGAACCTGATTCATATTATAATGCACAATATCCATACAATAATGTATATGAATCTGAATCTGGTCACGCACTAGAGTTTGATGATACAAAAGACAATGAAAGAATACATTTATATCATAGAAGTGGTTCATATACTGAATGGGGACCAGTAGGTGATAGAGCAGAAAGAATACAAAGGGATAGATTTAGTGTAACAGTAAGAAATGATAATGTTTACATTCAAGGAACGGCAAACATCTTTGTTGATGGTGATGTAAATTGGAAAGTTGGTGGTGACTTTAATCTTACAGTTGGTGGTAAAATGAATGTAAGTGCAGGTTCAAAAACAGAAACAATTAAGGGTGAATCTAACATACGATACAACGGAACACACTATCGTTGGTATGGTTCAGATTTTTATGACAGAAGACAATCAGGTCGGACTGACTTTACTTGTCCTTCAGATACAAGAACTGGTGGAAATGCTTGTCCAACAGTTGAATCTGCTACCGAAGTCGAATAAATAAACAAATGGCAACAGTAAATATAGACGGAACAAGAACCTTTAAAGACCTGGATTTGAATTTTAATATTCATCCAGTAAGAAAGGATATTAACACGCATAATAATGAATATGCGATTATCAATTCGGTCAAAAATTTAGTATTAACAAATCACTATGAAAGACCATTTCAACCTGAAATTGGCAGTAATATTCGTAAATTATTGTTTGAAAATTTAGATTCAGTTACAGCGGCTCGTATTGAAAGAGAAATACAAGAAACAATTGATAATTTTGAACCAAGAGTTAGAACATCTCGTGTAACAGCAATAGCTGCACCTGATGAAAATGGTTACAAAGTAGAACTAGAGTTTTTTGTGATTAACAATGCAGATCCAATTACAATTAACTTTTTCTTAGAGAGAATTAGATAAACATGGCAGTCGATAGATTAAGAATAACGGAACTTGATTTTGATACCATCAAGACCAATTTAAAAACATTTCTAAATCAGCAAAGCACATTTACTGATTATGATTTTGATGGTTCAGGTCTTTCAATACTTTTAGATATTTTAGCATACAATACACACTATAATGCTTATTATCTAAACATGGTTGCAAATGAGGCGTTCTTAGATACCTCATTATTAAGAGATTCAACAGTATCACACGCAAAAACACTAGGTTATATTCCTTATTCTACTCGCTCTTCTGTTGCAACAATTAACTTTGAAGCAACATCAGCGACTGCAAATACAGGAACATTAACTTTACCTGCTGGTTTTTCATTCTTATCTGACCAGATTGATAATAAATCATATAACTTTGTTGTTTTAGACGATACAACTGTAACTAAAGCAAACTCAACATATTTGTTTGAAAATCTTTCTTTATATGAAGGTCAATATGTTACCTATATTTTCAATCATAACGAAGCGAACAATCCAAAGCAAGTATTTACGATACCTGATTCAAACATTGACACAACAACACTAACAGTTAGTGTTCAACAATCATCATCAAATACTGCTTCAGTTGTTTATGAAAAAGTTTCTGAAGTATTAGATGTAGCTGCCACTTCAGAAGTTTATTTCTTACAAGAAGATAGAGATGCTAATTATCAGATTTATTTTGGTAACGATGTTGTTGGTAAATCATTGCCAGATGGTGCTGTTGTTACAGTCAATTATATCGTAACAAATGGTTCAGCTGCAAATAAAGCAAACAACTATGTTGCAACTTCATCTGTTTCGGATTCATTGGGTGAATCACTATCAAGTTTTACAATTACACCAATCAGTGCG